AGATACAAGAAAGTTTGTCTACTCAAGTTTCTAATAAAGGTATAATCTTAGATGTCTCGAAATTAGTAGATGAATACAAAGTAGAAGAACCAAGACAATTTGCCGAAGGCGGTTCCGTCAGACCTAAGCTAAGACCAGGTTCAGATAGAAGAATTTCTCCTAAACCTCGTCTAAGACCTGACCCAGAGAGACAGTACGGTTTAGCTGAAGTAGAGGCAAGAGCTGACTTTGATCCTGCCATGCATTGGAATCCTATTGCTCGTTTAGGTTTTACAGGTTTTTCTTCTGACAAGACTGGTAAGGGTAATGAAGTATTCCCACCAGCTTTTTATTTTCCATCTGAGATGTCTAAAAAGAAAGCTATTGAAAGAGCTATTGCTAATGAAATCCCTTACAATAAAGCTTTAACAGTAAAGCCTGATGATATTTATATTGCCCCTGAACTAGCTAATAAACGTGTCTGGGCACATGAAATGACTCACAGAGGTTTTGATAGAATTATTGAGAGTATCAATAACCACCCTGAAGGCCCATCTGCAGGTATTAAAGAATTTAAAGATAAATACGGGGACGATACTTTTAGGCTTCTTACTGCAAGAACATCCAAAAGTCACGAAGGTATTGTTGAAATGTTTGACGACTTGGAGGATTCTGTTCTTAGAGAAGCCCCTGAAAAAGAGTATTTAGATGACTCTAGTGTAGATGAAATCAAACGTTTTCAAAGAACTATCAAAAGGAAGCCTGAAGATAGGTGGCAGATAAACAAAGATAAGTATAGACCTTATATTAAGTTAATGGAAGCTGCCCAAGACATGCTTACAAAATCTGGAGAGCCACCAAAGTCTCCTGACTATGAAGAATCTATATTGGATAAGCTACGTATAAAACTAGGATTTGCCGAAGGAGGCACAGTAGATATGAATCAACAAATGAGTTTTGCATTCGAGGACGGTGGTCTTCGTGACGATGGAATGAGACAAGACCCTGTATCGGGTAATGAAGTACCTTCAGGTTCTATGGCTAGTGAAGTACGTGATGATATCCCTGCACAATTATCTGAAGGGGAATACGTAGTTCCTGCTGATGTCGTCAGATACTACGGTGTAAAATTCTTTGAGGATTTACGAGATAATGCAAAAATGGGCTTGCAAGATATGGAAGCTCGTGGTAGAATTGGTGGTGAACCTGTTCCTTCTGGTGGTCCTACAAATAATGATGAACTCAGTGCAGAAGAAATGTCTGCTATAAAAGAGGTGATGGGTATGAATGTAGGCGGTTTTGTAGATACCCCTATGTATAATGAAGATCCCTATGCACAACAGCAATCTCAATATACTGTACCTATGCAAATGAACAGAGGTGGCCCTGTTAGAGGATATCAACCTGGTGGTGGTGTAACAGCACAAAATGACGTATCTTCAAAAACTATGGAAGATTATTTCTTAAGAGCTGCTAATTTAACAAATCAAAATAAGTGGATGATGCCTTTAGGCTCTACAATATTCCCTGATGCAGATACTGGTAAAACCATTTTTGAACCTACACAGCAAACTGCTGAAACTCTTATCTATTTGTATGGACCCAATGGAGAAGTTAGAAGCTTTACATCTCCTCTAAGTGATGCTGACAAGAAGATCTATGAAGACTTAATTGCACAAGGTTACACTACAGAAAAACCTGAAACACTATTTGAGCCAGAGCAAATGGGATCTGGAGATGACGATAGTCCTCCCCCAAAAGAAACAGAGCCTGATTCAACTGGTTGGATGGATAAGTTTGACTATACAGACAGTAAAACACTAGCAGAACAAACCCTTAACTCACTTACACCAGCTATGGGTGGTCTTACAGGTGGTTTAAGTAAAATTGGAGCTGTAGGTTCCTTTATGAATGGCACAAAATCAGCTCAAGCGGCTGCTAATATTATCTTATTAGATTCTCAAGGTTACGACACTACCTCATTAAAAGAAGCTTTGCAAACATTTAATAGACAAACAGGTGTTGGGTCTTTACCAGAGTTTATGATAAACGGTGATAGCTTTGCAAGAGCAGCTTCCCTCAAAAGTGGTATTCTGTTAGGTAAAGATTCGGTAGATATTTTTGGTAAGCCTGTATTTAAAGATGAAACAGATTATCAGAAGTATAGAACTAAGTGGCAAGAAAGTGCAGTATCTAGACGTAAACAAGCTACAGATACTTCTAAAGATATGGTTAAAGACGAAAGTGGAGCTTCTGTCTATAAACCTGGGGGTGTTGATGTTGCAATGCTTGATACAAGTGATGATGGTCCTACACTAACTGCTGCAGAACAACATGCTGTTAATGTGTCAAGAGCTAGGTCTGCAGCAAATAAAGAAGCAGTAAAAGAAGCTTTTGAATCTGGTGCTTCAACAGACGATATCGCAGGTCTTAAAGAAGCTGTTGAAAAAGCAGGTGGCACCTGGGCTACAGGTGGACGTGCAGAAGGCGGTCTAATGGTTAAAGAAAAACCATCAAAAAAGAAAACGAGGAAGTACAATAAAGGCGGACTCGCAGGTAAGAAAAAATAAGGCTACCCAGCTACGGCTGGCCCCAACATAAGGAGAATGTAAATGCCTGAACTAGCAGAAGTAGAAACACCAAAGACAGCAGGGTTTGTTGATCGAGGTTATAACTACGAGAAAAAACGTAAACGTATGGAAGATGAAGAAGAGGAGATAAAGAAACTTGAAGCTCAACAACGTGGTGAACTTGAAGACGAAGAAGAGTCAGAAGAAATTACCAAAGCGGAAGAGACCGATACAGAAGTTGAAGAAGCAACGTTATCTCCAGAAGAAAAATCTTTTAAAAAACGATATGGTGATCTAAGACGCCACATGCAAGAAAAAGAAAAGGAGTGGAACGAAAAGTTCGAAGCCTTTGAAAAACGCATGAAAAAAGAAGCTGTCACTCCTCCTAAGTCTGATGAAGACATCGAAGAGTGGGCAAAGCAATATCCAGACGTAGCAGGTATTGTAGAAACTATTGCTGCTAAAAAAGCTCAAGAAATGTTTAGCAAAGCAGATGCTAGACTAAAGGAGCTGGACGAGGCACAATCAGAAGCACAACGAGTAAAAGCAGAGAATCAAATTCGTAAATCTCACGAAGATTTTGATGAGCTTAGAGCTTCTGATGAATTCCATAACTGGGCTGAAGAACAGCCTAAGTGGGTACAAGATGCACTATACGAAAATGCAGATGATCCTGCATCAGTAGTACGTGTTATTGATTTGTACAAAGTAGATAAAGGTCTTACTAAAACTGCAAAGAAAGCTAAGGCCAAAGATGCAGCTTCTACAGTTACAAAACGTAGTAAAACGTCTGTAGATGTAGATGATGCAAATGATGTAATTCGTGAATCAGATGTAGCAAAAATGTCAGACAAAGAGTTTGAAGCTAAATCTGAGGAAATTAACAAAGCTATCCGTTCGGGTAAATTTGTTTACGATGTGTCTGGCAGTGCCAGATAAGCTGTTGACAATTAAATAATCAACAGTATAACTATGAGTATAATAACAAAAGCCTCTTTACGACTACCTTTTGTTTAACTCAATTTCATAAAAGTCTAAACCATAAAAGAACTACCTGTTCAAGTATAGGCCCATTAAGTACTCACTAGCGCAAGTGGGTACTTTTTGCACCCTAGAAAAATAACAGCCTCTTTCAGGTGTTTAGCTTTGTAACCCGAAGCCAAATATCAGGAGGATTTAATTATGGCATTCGCAAAGGCGGCGGGACACGGAAATTTACCTAATGGTAATTTTAGTTCTGTCATTTATTCCAAAAAGGTGCAGCTCGCCTTTAGAAAGAGCACAGTAGTTGGTGATATTACTAACTCTGATTATTTCGGTGAGATCAGTGCCCAAGGTGATACAGTGCGTATCATCAAAGAACCTGAGATTTCGGTCAGCTCTTATGCTCGTGGTACACAGATCACAGCACAAGATTTGGACGATGAGGATTTCTCTCTAGTCGTTGATAAGGCTAACTATTATGCCTTCAAGATCGACGATATCGAAGAAGCCCACTCACACGTAAACTTCATGGACCTTGCTACCAACCGTGCGGCATACCGTTTGGCTGATCAGCATGACCAAGAAGTTCTAGGTTACCTAGCAGGTTACAAACAAACAACTCTGCACACAGCAGCAGATGATGAACGTGACTTAGCTTCTGATGTTAACGGTGTAAAAGCTGTTACAACTGCAGGTAATGACGAATTGCTTTCTTCAATGAAGCTAACTCGTCCAAACTTTGGTAACTTAGAGACAGCAGGTTCAACAGGTGACTCTATTCCTGTTGGTGCTCGTCTACCAGGTGCAACAGACCTACCAAGTGGTTACGTATCACCTAACATGATCGTAGCTCGTATGGCTCGTCTACTTGATCAACAACAAGTTGATAAAAACGGTAGATGGCTTGTAGTTGATCCAGTATTCATGGAAATTCTACGTGACGAAGATTCACGTCTTCTAAACGCAGACTTCGGTGAATCAGGTGGTCTACGTAATGGTCTAGTCATCAACAACTTGCATGGCTTCCGTATCTATCAGTCTTCTAACCTACCTTCACTAGGTACAGGTGCAGATACTGTAGATGGAACTACACAGTCATCTAATGCAGGTATCATTGTTGGTGGTCATGACTCAGCAGTAGCAACTGCAGAGCAGATCAGTAAGACTGAAACATATCGTGACCCTGACAGCTTTGCTGACATTGTTCGTGGTATGCACCTATACGGCAGAAAGATTCTTCGTCCAGAAGCAATCACAACTGCTAAATACAACTTGGCATAAGAGGAGGATTAACTTATGGCTAAATCTACTTCTTTGCTTTCAAAAGCAGTAATGGTTGAGAAGGAAGTTGAACTTCCAACAACAACTGGTACAGTAACAGGTCCAACTGTTGGAGCAGGTACTCTTGTTCTAGCAGCTGGTGTTGAGTTGATTGATGCAATGGACTCAGCAGATTACGATGTTACAATCACTGATGGAACAACTACATTTATGGCTGCTACAGCTGTAGACAGTGGTTCTGCAGGTGACTTCGCATTCGGTACTCAAACACAGGGTATCGTTGCATCAGAAGACACAATTGATGTAACAGGTACAGCTACTGCTTCTCCAGCAGCAACAGTGACAGCTCGTGTATGGGCAATCGTTGTTGATGTTAACGAAGCAACAAAAGGTGCTGACGAGGTATCTCGTGACTACCTAGCATAAAAAACTTTGGGGCTGGCCTAGTGCTGGCCCCATTGTATTTATCATAAAGGATATTAAAATGGCTATTACAACAGCAATGTGTAACAGTTTTAAGTCAGAACTACTTCAAGGTCTTCATGACTTTACTAGTGACGTTATTAAAATTGCACTTATTAAGGCTTCTCCATCAGGTACGTACGGTGCTGCAACAACTA